GCGCCAGCCGCTTCAGGACGCAGACCACCATGACCCATAGCGTATTTACCAACAATCAGGTCGCCCTGAGCATCGACGTCACGGTCACGTTCCAGCGCCAAGTCACGCAGCTTCACAGTACCCACAGCAGAACGGTGAGAGAACAGACCCACAACGTTGTCCATAGCAACTTTAACGTCGCCAGTAGCAGTTGCCGGGAATGCGTGTTTCTGACCGGAAGCAATAGTGATACCATCTTCACCACGAGTCTCACCAGCGCCACCTTGTACCAGATGCGGAACTTCAACAACAACGAAGCCCATCACGTTACGGATGTTACCAGTCTCTGGGTCAATCAGCGCAGCATAGTTAGCAGCGTTAGGCATCAGAGCAGCAAGGATTGCAGAGTAGTTGTCCGGCGTGGTGTAGAAGTAACGGTCGCCAGCAGGAACGTAGTTGGAGGTCAGCTTCGCACGAGCAATGGTCAGTTGACCAATGATTGCTTCACCCAGTTTAGCTGGGGTGTCGAGGTCAGCTTTCTTACCTACTTCAAGTACGGACGCAGTGCCCAGACCAGCAATGTTCTCGTTGGATGCAGCCGGGAGGTTACACAGGATAGCCATTTCAGCCAGAACCGCACCATCGGCAGCGATAGCCAGAGCTTCACCCAACTGGTTGGAATACTCGCCAGCCACGTCATAGTGGTTCATCGCGTCTTCAATGTCGAAAATCATCACATCGGCAGTCAGCAGACCATCAATGGTAATCACTTTCTCGGTATGTTTGATACCTTTACGTTTATCGGACAGTCGCTCACCCGGAGCCAGATACACACCAGAGGTGCGACCCATGACCGGGAACTGAGCAGACTTACCGTTCTGAATGGTACGGACAATATGCTTGTCAGCAGTTACAGAGCGGCGAGTGAATGCGGTCAGGACTTCACCAGCAAATACCTTCAGGAACAACGCCAGAGCGTCGGAACTGGATTTGCCTTTACCTTGGTCTGTACCAATTTTCTGACCCGGAACGTTTGCCATATGATAATTCTCCTATTCAATTGAAAGATAAAGTTTATTACTTGCTGTACGCCCAATCCGTATGGACTGAAGTAATAGGGAAACCTTGAGTCTGTCTCTTGGTCTCCCTATAGTGATAGTTTAGTCCTACAGGCTCGATGCAGCTACCTTAGCGCGAACTTCCATCGTGTATTTAGCGTCACGCAGGTATCGCGGGTCACTCATAGCCTTAATCATGTCAGACTTGGAGCTGAATGCTTCGGTCTGAGGAGCCTTAGGTGCTACCACAGGTTTAGCCTGAGTGGTGATGGTACGCTGAGGTTTAACACCTACAGCTTTACCCAGAGTCTTGCCAGCCAGATTCAGCAGAGCTTTGGTAGTCGCAATGTCCTTACGAACGATAGCAGCTTCCAGTGCCTCACGAGTTGACGGGTCGGTTGACTCAAGGTGAGAAAGGATGCGGTTAAACTGTTCAGCTCCACCAGCGTAGCGAACCACTCCAGCAGCATACTGTTCAGCCAGTGCTTCCTGACCACGGACAAACGAATCTACGAAACGCTTGGTGTAACCTGCTTCCTGCAACTTAGCGTAGGATGCGTCAGACAGCTTACCGTCCTTGGCGTATTCAGCCTTGATAGCGGTAATTTCATCAGCAGTGACCTTGCCAGCTTCCACAGCAGAAGACACCATGTCGTCGAATGCAGCTTCGTTTTCATCCAGAGCGGTGACACTTTCGGTCAGCTCTTTCGGTGCATCACCCAGTTCGATGAACTCAGGCTGCTCACCATCGTTCTCAGACTCTTCGTCATCGGACTCGTGGTCTTCTTCACCTTCAGCCTCTTCGACGTTCTCGTCTTCTTCGGTCGCCTCTTCGTTTTCGGCTTCCAGTTGCTTGAAGGTAATAGCGTCGTCACCATCACGAACAGCTACGTCCTGTTCAAGCATAGACTTTTGGTGTTCGTTCAGGTCCTCAACGGAACCAGTGATTGCATTAGAGCTAACGCCGAACTCGGCATAAACTGATTGAGACATTGAGTCGTTCTCCTTTAAGTCGTTAATAGGTAGAGCCACTCAAAGTGGGACTTACTGTAGGATGACTTAGGCTAAATACCCACGGTCATTGTGTGCGCTACAGTAAGTCCCACTTTGAGTGGCTCTAGTTGTTCCTATAGTGATAGTTTAGGCTTGAGCCATGTCCTCACCAGCTACTTGTCCAACAGTAGCGCCCATGTTAGCACCAGCAGCAGACGCACCGTTGACCACAGCTCCTTGAGCGGATTGTTCTGCCATACGTTGCAACTTCTCGTCCTGAGTCAGCAGCAAACCGGCAGTGTCAATACCTAAGGCATTCAGCAGTCGCAGCTTCAGGGTAGGCAAGTTAATGTCTGGGTCCTGTTGCAGAGGCTGTAGCCCGGTCATCATGTTTACTGCCTGAGTCAGCTTCTCTAAGTCTTGACCACGACCTAACGCTTCCAGACCAGTGGATACCGTAGGCTCTACTGCTTCTTTCGGAAGGTCAGGAATCATGCCAGCAGACTGAAGCTGGTTCATCAGTACACGGACGATAGGTAACTGAAGCTCTTGTGACTGCACTGAGTACACGCCACCTAAGGTCGCCTCCAGTTCGCCAGCAACATAACGAATCTCTTCAGCAGTGACTCGCTCGGCATTACGCTGAACAGCACTATTAAGAAGGAAGGCCCAACCTAAACGTTGCTCGATAGCGTCAGCCACCGACTTAGCAATCGTAAAGTCCTGACCTTTCGTCAGTTGCAGGAAGTTGATGTCCTCAACTCGACCAGCCACGAACTCACCTGTAGCCGCCTTGTTCAGACGTCTAGGTTGCGTGATACCGTTCGGGTTAACGAGGCCCACCACCTTGGAGGCTACCTTAGCCATTTTGGTGATAGCTTCTGTAATCGTCTCCAGCGAGTTCAGGTCTCCCAGATACTCCTCGCAGTAAGAACGACCGTAGTCTTCACCATCCAGTCGAACCATTCGTACCGGGATGTATGGACATGCAGTCAGCGGGTAGGAACCATCGGTCCCTGCCACCTCAATACCTTCCACTTCCTCGTAGCGAAGATACTCGTCGTCCTGACGGTAGATGTGCGTATACACTTCAAGCTCGGTGTCAGGCTCATAGTCGTCTGCGTTGAGTTGAGACTTCACGTCTTCCGGTAGAGCACTAAACGCTACCTTGTCGAGAGTCACAATCTGCAAGATGTTACCGAACGCATCACGTTGAACAACGTAAGACACTAAGCGGTACATTCGCATTGGACTGTAGGTTCCTTGTTCTGGAGGAGGGATGTAGAGCAGACAGTTACCTGAGACGATAAGCTGCTTCAAAGCCTCAAACAATGGGACACGGAAACTGTTAGTCTCCATGTAGGCCATCAACACACGCTCGACCATAGCCAGCCCTTCGTCAACACGAGCAGCCGCCTCTGAGTCCTGACTCAAGGTCTTGGCCTCATATTCGGAGACTGTCAGTCGCATCCACGGTGACTGAGGGAATAACGCCAACATCAGCTTTGCAGCCAAGTTGTTCAAGCAGCGAGCACCCACAGCTTGCCACGGCGTCACGTATTCCGTAGACGAGTTGTCGGACTCCTTAGGAAACAGTGACGGGATAGTGACAGCCGCACAGTTCTGAGCGCGCGTCTCATATGGCTGTCTACCGTTCTTCAGTCTGTCATAAACTGCCTTCGCGCCTTCAGCAGCAAATCCTTCACGTTCAGCCATCTACGTGCCTCCATGTTTTACCTGTTAATACGTCAGACAGCGTTCTCCTGGCTACTCCCGGATATGCAGAGGTAAGCTCTGTCGCTGTTAGCCCTGACTTTCGTATGGACTTAACATCTTCGGTTGTTAGCTTGGAGTTGTAATGGCTGTCACTATGTGGAGCGTTCTTTCTACCTTTGGAAACACAGTCTACCATGTTATCGCTATAAGTACCAACGCTCAGGTGTTCGGGATTGACGCATAGTCTATTGTCGCAGGAGTGCATCACCACTAGACCTTCTGGTATGGGACCTTTGTGTTTTAGGTAGGACACTACATGCGCTCCACGTAGCTTACCTGCATACCACTTCAGTCCATATCCAGCATTATTTACGCAGCCCTTATGCAGTATGCAGTCTGTCATATAGAAATACCGCCACCAGAGGTGCGAGAGACCTGAAGGCTACGCTTACCGGAACGCTTCACTTTCTTCTCGTCAGATGCGGTCGATTCAGTATCCACATCCTCCACTTTGTCGTTCGGTACTTCCACTGGTGCTGCTGGGGTCTGAGCCTCAACAACCTTAGGCGCATCGTCAGAGCCAAGACCAACGGTCCCTAGCGTACTTTTCACCACTTTCTTGAAGGCCTTACTGATTGATTTACCCACGGTTAATCTCCTTAGTTGTTACGATGTCTACCGACCCTGAAACATGCTTGACACGAGAATACCAGCCAAGACCCCAACGCTTGCACTCTTCGTCTATGATGTGTCTGACAGTCTCAAGAACCTTGCGGGAGGACTGCGAGTCACGACGAATAGCGACGATTGAAAGGTCAAGACCGGGAGTCGGTCGGTGCCAAGATGCGGTAGCCAGCATGTAGAGATACGCTACTGGTTGACCTGAGACATCGTAGATTGTGTACTCTTCACCGCCGAACTCGTCAGCCATACGGTAAGTATGAGCCTTGAAGTCCTCGAATGACTTGAAGTTAGACTGCCCGTCTTCCCAGAGGCGACAGGCGCACATGTGGCGACCTTCGCGTGAGTTGAGATATGGTAGCATTGTCTTACCCCATGTTTACGCCAGAGGCTCGCATGGCGCGGCTCACTGACGATTTATCTTTTGGTGCAGACTCCTTCTTAACCTTAAGGTCTTTGATACCTTTGGTCTCGTTTGTGTCTACGTCTGACTCAGCCCCGATGTCAACTGACGCAACTTCCTCACTCAGAGGTGCTGGTTCAGGTGCTTGGACCGAAGGCTTCGGAGTGCTAATCTTTGGACTGAAACACATAGTCCCTCCTACAGTTAATCGAACTGAACGGTATCTTTCAGCTCACGACGCATAGCGATTGCAGAGTCGAGAGTGTCAGAACAATACTGGAGACCCTTGATGAACCCGGCGATGAACGCATCGCTGTAGCCTTGCTGCTTGAGGAGACTGATAGCTCCCATCTTCTCAGCGTAACTTGCGTTGAACAATACGTGCAGGAACTGGATGGCAGACTGGGAGATGTTAGGGACATCAAGTCTTTCTTCCTGTAACTGCTTAACAACGTTTTCAATAGCATTAATCGCCATCTTGAATCTCCTCTTTAAGTTAAGACTAAAGTCTATCTTATAGTCATATCTTAGGTCCTAAAGTCCCTATAGTGATAGTTTAGTGTTTCACCTATGGATGACTATTGGATTGATAGGATATGACTATCGGTTAGACTCAGTGTTTAGGACGGTTGTTCGACCCGAACCACTTGTACATGCAGTAAAGGGCCAGAAGTCCGGCCCAGTATATTACATGGATGGTGTCCACAGGATGACCTCCTTGGACTTAGGGTCGTAGTCGGAGGCTCGGCAAATACGAGCGACCTGAGCTTGGACCAGAAGTTCCTCCTCGGTCATCCCAGCTTTATCAGCCAGAGTCACCATGCAGTCCCACAGCGTCATGTCGTCACGCTTTGGATACTTCTTCCACTCAGTCTTAATTTTGCCTTTGTTCTTACCAGTCTTAAGCTCACGGCTCTCCTGCACGAAGTAGTACGGCTCGTCAAGGAACGCACGAGTGGTATCCTCACCCATCCCCGGAATGCCACCGTAGCCATCTGTAGTGTCACCCTTGATGGTTTGCTCCATGTGCCAGTAGTCTGCCTCAGCAGTAGTATGACTCAGAATTTCACCAGTGGTTAACCAGAAGAACTCACAGTTCGGGATGGTCTTGAAGTCCTTATCGCAGGATACCAGCACCGCATGGTCACAGCCAACAATCTGAGGTCTGGTCCCTATGATACCCATACAGTCATCACCCTCAAGCGTAGGACGTAGGAAGCTGTTGAACCGGGGGTCAGCCATCACTTCGGCTACGAACTTCTTGTAACCTACAGGCTTGCGAGAACCTTTACGGTTAGCCTTATAGGTCGGTAATATTGACTTGCGCCAGTTCACGTCATCGGTGAAGCACATCACAATCTTAGCGTCTTTCCACGCCTTGCGTTTCTTAACGATTTCAGCGATGGTGTTCTCAAGGATACGACGCGCCTTGGCGTGGTCACAAATCAGAGTATAAATATCATCGCCCCAATCGGTCTCATCCTCAGCCGCAGCCATAGAAGAGAATACCAGATAGTCACCATCCAGAACCAGAGCTATCTTCTTGTCAGACATTACGCCTCCTCAACGATACACACTGAAGAGAATGCACGTACCGTCTCGACTTCCTCGGCAGCTCCTTTCCAGCGAATAAATGTCTTATGCTTGATGGCTACCGTCTTAGGCATTACCCGGACGACTTCGCCTATACACATTGCGTATGATTTTCCAGCAAGACAGAAAGCAACCTTATGTCCTACCTTAAGTTCGCGTCCTGATACGTCTTGATTCATAGACAGCCTCCGTGTTGGTTCAGGAACTTGGTGCCAGCAGCGGTAATCTCCCACGCACCGTTGTTACGCCCGTCCATAGACAGGCAGCTAAGATGTCCACGACTCGCAGCCTCAGCCACAAGTGCAGCGTTGTTGCGCACATAGTTTGACTGAAAGGTCTTCGGGCAGGACTTAAGGGCCGCAAGGACCCGAAGGTATTCACTCATTGCTTGAACCTCACAGTAGCTGGTGAGACACTGAAGAACTCTGCGTCTGAATACTCCTGTACAGCCTCTTTAATCATTGACCGGAAGCTGTCACGCAGAATAAACTCAATCACTGCGTCCATACCTTCCGTCAGCCACAGGGTCAGCATATGGCGCTGCTTAGCGTCTGGATTGATTTCACCTGAGTGAACGCCTTTAGCCAGATCTCGCAGACCCTTAATGATGAATTCCTCTTGGTCTGTAGGAAGTACAGCCTTAAGGTTGAAACTTACGATAGCGCGTTTGGTCATAGCCATTAGTGACACTCCTTCCACGTTGGTCCAATCTTACCTTCGGTATCAAGGACACATTTAAAGTTATAGAACTCACCCACCTTACGCATAGCAAGTTGAGCAATCCTGCGAATATCTTCGGCAATCTCCATGTTCCGAGCTGCAATCTGCAATTCGTCGTGGACCCATGCCATGTACGCAAAGTCTCCTTCCCAGCCGTGGACATACCCGGCCTCTTCGAGCATACGTTCAGTCTCTACAATCCAGTGCTTACAGACTACCGCACCATCGCCCTGAAGTAATGCGTTCAGTGCTGAGTGTGGAGACCGTATGTGGATACGTCGACCATCAAGTCCACGCAACCAACGGCGTTTCCACTTAACGATGTTCTCACCATCTACCCACTTAGAGTCTGATATTAACGTATTACTCACAGCTTCCCTGAGGTCCTTGATGGCTGGTGTACCCTCAATGAATTTCTTCATGAGAGCTGAACCTTCCTTCTTACCACCGCCGACTATCAGTCCAATCTTAGCGGCCCCTGCACCATACAGGAACGCATAGATGAACGTCTTAGCGTTGTTGCGGAAAGCATCATGGTCGTGGCTCGACTTATCGCGTGGGACGTTAGGTGCTAACCCAGCGTTGACTGCGTTTGCCCAGTGGATGTCACCTTCGACTACAGTCTTCGCATATGCACCACCATCAAACGGAGCCGCTCGGTTCCCTAGACAACGAAGCTCAAGACCTGAAGCATCCACGCCTACTTGAATCCAAGGGTCTGGCTTGCCATCCTTCTTGTTCCACGCTGCACCGAAAGCACCACGGCAAGTCTCACCATATGGAGCACCGTTAGCCGGGACCTGAGCCATGTTTGGTGAGCTATGGGTCGCACGTCCTGTTACTGCACCACAAGGGTTGATTGAACCGTGCATACGTCCGTCTGGACCCACAAGTTTCAACCATGCGTTCTTACCTTCAGCAGCCTGACCGATGCGCTTCTGGACCACAAGATACTCACGGACCAACTCTACACAAGCCTGAGCCTCTGCGTCTGGTAACTTAACGTGTTCTAACGTCTCGTCATCGACTACAGGTTTCCCAGTGTCAGTGAAGTCCACAGGCTCCCAACCACGCTCCATCAGGACTTTCGCTAAGTGGTCTCCGCTTCCCGGATTAAATTCAACGTAAGTGATTGGCGTGAATGGTGCTCCCTCCATCGTGTCTCGCGTATCGAGTTCACAAGGTTCGAGACCTAATCGTTGAGCTTTGTTCTTCGGCTTCTTAAAGATGCCACCGACCTTAGGATACACGACCCTCGGATACTTCGGAAGGTCCTTACCTGTCCGTGGATGCCTGAAGAACTCCTTGCCTCCCTTTGGTGCATACCAGCTACCGAAAGTAGAGCGCAGCTTGTCCAGTAACTCCGCACGTTTGACAGTGAGTTCACGATATAAGCCTTCGACCATCTCGGTGTTCATCGGATAGCCGTTACGCTCCATCTTCGCACAGGTCCACGCAGCATCATGTTCCAGACGCAACGCATAAATCTGTTCGAAAGCGAACTGTTCAGACTGGAAGTAATACTTGTCAGTCAGGAACTTCTTGAACAATGCCAGTGTGACCACAACGTCCTGAACGTTATAGTCCAGCATCTCCTGAGACGGGAACAACCATTCGTCCCCAGCCTTATATTCGATACCTTCGGCCTTGCACTTGGCAACGTAATCGTGTTTGTACTCACCCTTCATCTCACCGAGACGATAGCCCCAAGCCTCAAGAGACTGGCGTCCCATCATCTTAGGCGGCAGACGTCCAGCTTTCACCGCGCCTATGTCTGAGAACTTAATGTTGGGATACATCAAGCGGCCCAGCACCAAGGTATCAATCATCTTGTGTTTCGGGAAGTTAAATCGTTTCCCAAAGTACAGACGTTTCAGCTTGTCAATAGCCGGGACGTCATAGTTGATACCATTGTGGAATACCAGCATACCATCAGGTGATGCGGCAATCTCTTCCACTTTATGAACATACTCTTTGAAGCCACCGACGATACCAACCATCGGAGCTACCCCATACTTAAGGGTCTCATTCGACTCGGCGTTAATCAGGACCCCGCAGTGGAACTGGGAGACTGTATCAAGGAGACCGTTGGTCTCGATGTCAGACCCATATACGTTACTTAAGTCCATGTTTCTCCTCCAATTGCTCTAGCCAGTGTGCGGTGACCCACTCCATACTTCTTACCTAAGGAGCGGTGAGTCCAGCCACCTCCTGCGTAAAGCACCTTGGCCTCTTGTACTATTTCAGGTGTAAGCTTATAGCTTCCATGTCGCACGCCTTTAGCGGTTCGACCTCTAACGTCTCTATCGTGATTGTTCTCAGCCCTTGTCCCCAGCTCCAAGTGTTCTGGATTGTAGCACGCTGGGTTGTCGCATTTGTGCCTCACGACCATTCCCTCTGGTATCGGACCATTCGCCTCCTCGAAGGCTATCAGATGCAGTCTACGGACCTTCCCGTTGACCTTTCGCATACCGTAGCCGAAACTATCTCGACACCCGGTCCACTCAATGCAATCAAACATGGTTAATCCTCCGTTTAGTCTAATCATAAAGGCCACTCGCTGTGAATGACCTTGAGTCTAGACCTAGAAGTCTGTACGCAAGAAGTGGTACATGAACTTACGGTTAGCCTTCTTCCATGCCTTAGAGTCGAACCTCTGTTCTCCTAGAATGTTTGACAGGAAGGTTGCTTCATCGCTCCACCATTTGTACATGAACCGATGGTATCGAGCTTTAAGTTTCTTTAACACTAGAATGGAACCCTCCATTTATACTTCTCGTAATCAGAAGTCTTGGTCTTCCCACGAGCCACTATCCTCTTCTCCGCTGCTGCCAGTGAAGCTAATCGGTTCAAGCCACCCGGTCGTCTTGTTGTACTCAAGGTGTCCAGCCACTCCTGTATCACCTGTAAAGCGACACTTGAGTAAGCGAAGCTGAACAACGTTAGGAGTATCACCTTGCTGGTTACGTTCAAGTGCGATGATAGTATCAGACAGTTGGCGTAGAGCACCAGAACCACGTAGGTCAGTGATTGAAACAGGTCGTCCTTCTTCATGCGATTTACCTTTCTCTGGGTTCTTCAGGTGGCATATGACCACGACAACAACACCCTTCGTCTTAGCAAACTTCTTGAGACGAGTCATGATGCGGTCAATGGTCTTACGCTCATCTGAGTTATCTTCCATGCCAGACACAACGATTGAGATGTGGTCCAGCAGTATTACGTCACAGTCGAGACCATCCACCATGTAGGACAACTTAGCGAACAAGGTGTCTTCTTCCGACTCAGCGAATGAATCGTACAGGTGGAACTTATCGTCCCCGAACAGCTTGTCATACCATTCGTCGAACCGCCCATCCTCTAAGATGGCTTGCTTCAGTTCCTTGCTCTGGCGTAGACGGACGTTATTGTCCAGACCAATAAGGTCCTGAACTGTTTCCTCTACAGCCTCTTCAAGCATAGCCATGCCAACACGCTTACCTCCTCTGCCCCACTCTAAGAGTAGCTGACGAACAAAGGTAGACTTACCCATGCCTGACCCTGAAGTCACCATGATAAGCTCACCAGCTCGCGCACCGAGTGTCATCGCGTTGAGTGTTGTGCATGACGAGAACATGAGACCTTCAGTCTCTGCCTTAAGCATTGCCTCTCGTGTGCGGTCCTTCAGACTTGCCGCTGATACCACTCCAGCCGGGACGAAAGGTTTAGCGTTCCAGATTGCATCGGTGATGGCCTTGAAGTCCTTGGCCTGAAGTGCAGCGTTGGCGTCTTTGTACCCATTGATGAACGCTACCTTGACCCTACCTGCTGGTAAGACTGGAGCTGCATCCTCAATGGCCTGACGTCCCGGTTCATCCATGTCGAACATCAAGATTATCTCTTCGAACTGGTCGAGATACTCAAGGTTCGCAGCCATCGCTTTCTTCGCAGACTTGGAGCCTAACGGAAGCGAGACCACAGGATACTTACCGTCCTGCACCTGAGCCACAGACAAAGCGTCTATCTCACCCTCGGTGATGACTATCTTCTTGCCACCGTTCCATAGCTGAGAGCCGAACAACATGTCAGACTTGACGCTACCAATAGCCGTGAAGTTCTTCTCAGCGTCTCTGACTTTCTGCCCTACCTTGGTCCCGGACCTGTCGTAATAATCAGCGACCTGAACCATCTTGCCGCCCATGTTACCCACCCAGTAGCTGTACTTCTTGCATATCTCCATGCTGAGACTACGGGCTGGTAGTGGGACATATCGTCCAGCGTTCTCACTGAACGTTAACAGATTGCTCACTTGCTTTCTACCTCCTGAGGGTGTGTATCCCTCGGTCAACTCCATGTCTCCTTTCTTCCATGCGACTGAAGGGTCACAGGCGAAGCAGTACATGTGTCCATCTGAGTAAACACCATTGGCATCAGAGGACCCACAGTCTGGACACTGGGTGTGATACAGAAAGACACTCTCGTCGTCTCGGTCATCGTATGACATTGGTCACTCCTTAATCACAAATGCGAACAAAGGGACAGGACTCACGGTCCAATCCCTAAGGTGATAGTTTAGGCTTTAAAGAACTGAGACAACTGGTCAGCCTTGGTATCAGCCTGACGCGCCCTCATGCCAGCTTCCAGTGACGCGATGGTCAGCTTGTCAGCCAGAGCAGCAGCATCAGCCGCACCGTCAGCAGTCTTCTCTGCTACCTTTCGTTCCATAACCGCAGCACGACGATAACCCCGCACCACCAGACGACCAAGAAATTCGATAAGTTTAATCATTGAGTTGTTCTCCTTTAGAGTTTATTAACCGTGGTCGGAAGTTACCAGTTCGTTGGTAGACAGCCAGCGTTGTAAGTCGAAACTTGGACACGCCTTTGGTGCTACGTCATGGTGTGCTTTGATTTCTGCCTGAGGATACAGGACCTTCAGGTCGGCCAGCTTGTTGCGCAGGGAGTTCATCTGGGCCGGAGTGAAGTTAGCTTCAAACTTGCCCTTAGCGTCAATTCCACCTACAAGGCAGACGCCTACAGACCGTGAGTTCCAGTCCTTAACGTGCGACCCTACGACATTGACCGGGCGGCCCTCTTCCACAGCACCATCTCGCTTGATGATAAAGTGGTAGCCTACGTCCAGCCAGCCTTGCTGTTTATGCCACATACGGATGGTCTCTACCCCGATGTCCATCTCTGGCTTGGTAGCCGAACAGTGAACGAAGATAGCGTCAGTCCGGGACCGTGGGTTGAACTGTACCTTACTTACCATTGTACACCACCAATTCTACGACCACCAGATTCAGGTGCTGGGTGAAGCGCTGTGCATCCGTGGTGTGCATCTGGAGGCGCTTATGGTTGAAGACGTGTGAGTTGCTAATCTTCACGTAAACTTCGTCAGGCTTGCCGTGGACGATGAACGTCTGGCCTACACCAATCTTGTCGATTGTCAGGACCTCACGCTTCACAGTCACAGGCGGTACGCTCGAAGCTGGCAGGACTTGAGTGGTCTGTACACCAGTGAGTTTCTCTTCCGGCTTGATTTCCTCAAGTTCATGAGCATAGACCCATGCTCCCCACATACCATCAGGCTGAGTATCATACCCGGCCGAACCATGCTTAAACGTACCGGGAGTTGTGGACTCTACGAGTACATAGTCCATGGATGGCCACTGGTCTTGCTCACACTTAGTAACGATAGTCCCACGAGGCCAGCCACACGTAGCTACTGACAGTTTAAACTTCTTGCTCATTTCTTAACTCCTTTCTTCTTGGGGATGAGTATACCTGAAGGCAGACGTACAGTCGACTCTCGAAGCCACTCAACCGGAATGAATTTATCGGCATACTTATAGCCGTTCTTTTCGCACCATGCGCCATACGTGGTTGGAGACCCTTTGTATAACTTGGAGCGTGAACTTGAGAACACGAACCGGATGTCTAACTCTGGGTGCTGTTCTCGTACCAGAAGGTGCTTCTTACGGTCATCACTATCGAAGATACCTTTGGTCTCCACGATGATGCCGTTGGGAAGGATAAAGTCTGGTGTGTACTTGTGGTCGGAAGCCGGAATCACATAGTTGATATAATGGCTTTCGTACTCCGCTTTGACGCCGTTCTGTTCCAGCCACTGCTGGTTCTTGGCTTCAAGTCCAGAGCGGTAGGCACCCACAGAGTGCCCCCGTTTTGCAGACCATTGGGCCATTAGAAGTCGTAATCGCCACCAGAGCCGGAGTCGTCACCACCTTCGGAACCATCGTCACCGAAGTCATCAGACCCGAAGTCACCATCGGTTGACGCTTTGTAGCCAGTACCAAGGTCTTCATCATCACCCCAGCCACCATCGCCACCAGCACCATCGCCCTTCCACTCCTTCAGTTCTACCAGAAGGCAGGACTCAAGCTGGAGCTTAACGCTTGCACCAGTCGCAGCGTTCCACTTGAACGGCAGGACTTTGAACTTGACCTTCAGCTTAGACCCAGCGCCAATATTCGGGACGTCACGGATGAGTTTAGCATCAGTGTCGTAGAACCGTAATACGATAGGCTCGGACTTGCCGTCTTTCAGGTAAGACGCAAAGCATTTAAACTTCAGGGTAACAGTACCGTCACCGTTCTCAATCCACGGCATATCGCCTTCACGCGGCTCGATAGGCTTCTTGCCACGCTGAACCTGAGGTGGGTTCTTCTCGTGGTCTGCGAGTGCTTTCGCATACGCATCGTCGTGAATCTTCTGTAAGACATCGATCATCTTACGGACCTTCGGGTCATCAAGACTGAAAGTCAGGTTAACCTTATGCTCACCACGCTCGTTAAACTTGGTGTCTGCTTTGTTCAGCCATGCGTAAGGCTCAACGATACCAGCTACCGGAGTGGTGAAAGTCTTCAGTTGCTCTTTAGCCATCGGTGTAAATCTCCTAATTTAAAGTTACGAACTGGACGTCTGTCCTACAGTGATAGTTTAGGTCTCAGGACGAATCCGTCCAACCACAAACCCAGCGTCCTCATACTCTTGGGACTTCAGGGTAGCCTCTTCAAGAGACTTTGCGTACACCGGAACATCGAAGGACTGAACGCGACCCTCAAGCTCCACGATGTATTTCTTCTCAACCTCAGTCATAGACCGCGCTCCTTCCATTGGTTATATAACGTAATGTAGTCCGGGTTGAGAGTCTTCTCATACATCTCCCGGCACCACTCACTCGGCAGCATAGCACTTACCTTTATGCAAGTCGAACAGCTCCTGATAGAAGGCTGCTTTGTTCAGGTCCTTCTCCATAGTAGCCAGCTCTGACTTCTTGCCAGCCCGGAGTCGATATTTAAGAACGTTACCCATGCAGAACCCACGGAACTCGCTGACAGTCATGGACCGAGCGATAATCTCAATGGACTCAATGCCATCAAAGACCTGATAGTGCGACGGTTTACGGACGCTGTCTTCCTGACCTATTGTTGTCTGCTCGGTCTGCTCCTGATTGGTAATTTTTAAGGCACTAGAGGAGTGAATGACTGGTTCAGATAAACCGGGCCACTTAACAACAACTATGTGCCCCTTTCTAACCATAATCACCTTGCCACAGGAGAGTCCCATGTAGGCTATAATTAGTCCAACATATTTAACTGTATCCCCCACCTTAATCATTGACCACCTCCTTTACGAACTCAACGAACAGACGAACTCTGGGCCACTTAGTGTAGACCACGGGCACATTGGTCTCACACTTCTGGCGGGCCTCTTCAGCTTTGCCAGGAGTAATCAGCGCGAAGACTGTAGGTGATAACTTAACTGCCTTCCCGAAGTAGCCCAGCTTCTCGTTGCGCTTAATGCAAGCGAACGGGTTGTTGGACAGGTGTAAGGTATTGGAATAACGGTTGAACATTAAGTTCTTAGACATAGAGTCTCCTTAGGTTGTTGATGGTTGTCCTATAGTGATAGCTTAGGGTCTAGCTGGTGGCACAGAAGCAAAGAAACCCAGCAGTCCTAAGACCACTGGGTTGACGTTATAATGAATCTCTTAAGGCTACTGCCTCTGCTATGGTATCTAACGTACCGTATGACTTACGCTTTATCCGCAGTTGCCAGCGACCAGTCCTTGGCTCAAAGTTAACGTACTTCTCACCAGACTTGCAGTGGCTACGGACGGCGACGTTTGTCAGGTTCACTGCCTGAGTTACACACCTTAGGTTCTCAATTCGGTTATCAGAAGGGTCTCTGTTTATATGGTCAATAACCATTCCTTCCGGTATCTTACTGTGAGTTAGTTCCCAGACTACCCGGTGTGCAAGGATCTGACCTTTGGTTGTGTTTATAATCCAGTAGCCATCCTTGCGTCGATAGCCTAAGTGTTTACCCTTCAGGTTGGCGACTCCCGAAGGAGCCGTCCGGTCAACCTTAAATCTTGACTGTAGGATTGTCCTCAGTTCCTCGCCACTGGTCGAATGACGGATGTCGCAAACTTCCATCTGGTGTCTCCTCCATGTAGGTAATCTGACAGGCCCACCCTTTGTAGTAATCTGGGTCTGACTTTACGTTCTCTGTGAACTCGGACATAAGGGCGCGACTAATGTTAGTTGCGGAGACCTCCATCCCGTTCTCAAGCATAACGTCGAAACCAATTACTAGACCTTCGTTGGCGAGACCTTCGGTTCCCCATACTGGTCTAACAACGTGACCATCCGCCTCTTCGCTTGGCTTCATTTTCCACATGCCTGACTTCTTGCCACGCTTGTATTTACCCAGTGGGTCCTTGACTACCAGACCCTCGTGTCCTTCCAGACGCTTCTGTTCGTACAGGGAGTTGAGCGACTCAAGGTCATAGACCGTGTGTGACTCAGACAGAACCCAGTCGATTTCCGGGAAGTATTTCTGGAGGAGAGGGACGATAGCTTCGGCCTTCAGGCGTGTGACGCTATGGATAGGACCTTCAGCTTTCGGGTCGTTGATGACGTTAAGGTCAACGATACCGTAGACAACCACGCGGATGTGGTCGGTTGCCAGATGGAAAGGGACCTTATGCTTCTTCTTGGTGTCTATGTCAGCATCGGGGTTGCCATTCCAAGCGTAGTTCTTAGTGTCTGACCACACGGTACGGACTAGACCTGAGGAAGTGTTGAAGTCGGTTGCAGGAACCATGACCTCACCATCTATCATCAGGCCAGTGCCTTCGTAGCCAGCTTGCTTCAGGAACCATAGCCAGTCAGACGCATTGAATGGGTGAGGGTCTGCTACCTTATAGTCTCCTGCTGAGGTTGACAACCAGCTCAACGCTGGAAGCTCTTTAGACTCACGGCTTAACCATTTGGTCTCACCAGTTGGGAAGACCGGTAGGTTCAACCGGACACCATCGTACTTCACTTCAGCTTCCAGAGACCCAGCAGCTTCCAAAGCCTTCTTAACGCCAGACTCAGAGTAATCTACAGCTCGGTGCGGGTTGGTTTTGATAGTCGTAGTCATTATTTCCAGCTCCTATAAGCATTCAGTTGCTGTAAGCACCATTGCTCACAGTTAAAGATTTCGTGTTCGGTAAACTCGCGGGAGACCAGAGGCTTCCCACCGTCTGCTTCAATGATGCGGACCAGCGTTGTGCGGGAGCATGGTAGGTCATCCATTCGGACCTCAAGTCCTGCCAAGCTCATCTCGCGGTGTGTCCGGCCCAACGATGACCACTGGCTCGTGGACGCATCAAATAACCAACGTCTGCTCATGCCTTATGCTCCTACGAAGTATTTCTCTTGGTTTACCATAGAGTCTTTGCCTTCAGCGTTACGGAAAGCACCCTTGACACCACCGCCACGCTTGGTCTTGTTCAGCTTGCGGCCCTTCGGAATGTAACCTTCAGTCTTCTGACGTTCACGGATGCGCTCGAAGTTGATAGTGTTCTGATACATGTGGTTAAATCTCCAGTAGTTTACGTTATGTTAGGGTTAATCATGAAGGCCACGACTCTGAGTCATGACCTTGAGTCTAATCCTATAGTGATAGTTTAGGGTTAACCTCTTCTGCGTTGGATTAAAGTGAATACTGCGAGTGCTCCCAGCCACAGGGCCAGTAACTGTAGGTCTGTCATTTGGTTGCCGCCTCTTTAAGGGCTTGCTCGTGCATCAGCTCCACCTGCTTAACCAGCCACTTGAATTTGACGTTAAGCTGCTTTGACATCTCGGTAGGAATGACCGTGGTCTTCACCAGACCCTTGCTGTTGTGTTCTGTTACGGTCACAATTTGAGTCCCACCCTTAACGCCAGTCTGCTTGTGTGCAAATTTCATAACTCTCTCTCCTGTTAAGCGAATGCAAAGTCTGAAGACAAGATGTCTTCGATATTCAGTTTACCTTTCTTCGGAAGCTCAGGCAACTTGTCGCGCTGACTCTCGTGAAGCTGGTATTCGAACTGCTCGTAGAAGTCAAGCAGTACATCGTTGTCGCGGTAGGTCTCGACCATTGTCTCACGGACGCCACGGAACAGATACTCAGCGTCAGCCGGGATGGTCCCGAAGCTATCGTGAATCACTGCGAATGACATCACACCATACTTGCGGTGCGTGTGGACTACAGTCTTGCGGAGGTGGCTGCCATCTTGTGAGTGGACGAAGTTCGGGCTAATGCCTGACTCCTGCTTGTGCTTGTCTAGCTCTTTCTTCGTGCCTTTGTTGACTGTAGGCTGAAGGTTGAATGACCCTAAGAACATCAGGTTCAGACGAGTGGTATCCTTCTTGCGGTATTCCTGCCAGACCGGGAAACCATCAGGTGTGACCCAGTGTACTGGAAGGCAAGGCTTCAGGATTTCACCAGTCTTCTTGTCCTTCACTTCAGCAGCCAGCAGCTTGGCAGCACCTTGAAGCCACTTCATCGCGTCAACCGCAGCAACTACGGTCACACTCACAGCTTCCCAAATCATCTTAGCCATGAAGCGAGACGCTTGTCTTGGTTCAGTGAACATAGAGCCAGACCCTGAGTCAATCGCTGGCATCACGATGTCCTCGTACACTTGGTCTGCGAATCCGTACTCTTTCGACCCGTAGGCCAGAGTCATGACCGAACGCTTAGTTACCTTGCGTGACATGCCGTAAGTCAGCCACTGCCTGGCCAGCTCTCGTGTCCCCAGCTTGAGGCGCTCGGTAATCTCACCAGTTTTCTTATCCTCGTGAGTCACCATCTCGTTGTCCGTACCGTTAACCAGCAGGACTTTAAGCTCCTCCTCAATGCGGTCAGACACGATGCGGTAGATGTCTTGGACCTTACCGGAAGGCGTCAGGTTTACTGCATGTCCACCTATGTGGTCTCGAAGCATCGCGCTGAAGTGCTGAATCCCAGAGCAGGACCCATCGAAAGCTATCGGCAGCGAGCAGGAGTAAGACAAACCGTGGTGCATTACGCCAGCATACTCGAAGCAGAACGCTAGGAAGCAGAACGGAGAGTCTAACTTACCCCACCACTCAATGCTGTCCATCGGTGCCTTAGCGGTAGCCATGATGTTGTCGTGGTTGTCTTCCACCCACTTGATGCGCTCCTCGAAGGTGACTTTATCAATACCCGCACAGTTTGCACCGTGGACCTTCAGCCATTTGAAACCATCAGCACCAATAGGCTTACCGACTGCCAGAGTTAGGAGACCCTTCTGCATGTCGTTACCCTGAGGGTTGAACATCGGCACAGCGTAGACGCGACCACGCCAGTCCATGTTGTACGGGAACCAGATGGCCTTGAACTGAGAGAACTTGTTCGCTTGGTTAACGATAAAGCTCAGCGACAATCTGCGTGACTGTCGGGCCTTCTCTCGGCGGTAGATACCAGCAGCAGCCTTCTTCCATTCCTTGAGTTCCTCTTCAGTCTCACCCGCATAGTCTTCAGGCTTCAGCGGCTCCATCTGAGGGATGTCATCAATAGGCGTGTTGTTCAACTTCTCTACCATGTTCACCACGTCCAGAACCTTCTTGTTCACCTTCCAAGGCGTATTCTGGATGATATTCACAGCGTCATAGACTTCAGGCATGTACACGTCTTCATAACGTGCCACCGCAGACTTAGACCCTAAGCGAATCAGTGGTAGTGGTCTGCGACCTTTGGCCCAGTACCCACCTCCTACGACACCAGTCCACGGCTTAGGTGGAACGACACAGGGCTGGTAGACTGGAGCGATACCCGCAAGGCTGAATCCTCGTTGTGCCATCTTCTTGACCCAGAAGTCTGACAGGTGGACCATCTCGACATCAGCCGCTGCATTGCCAGCACCGTAACGCTTAAGCTCGACCAGTTGTGTTGACTGGATGACAATCTCAAGCATCTTGATTCCAACGTGGACAGCCTCGGTCGGACTCCAAGTTCCCCACGCATCTTCAAGTTGGCCTTGCTCCAGCATGGAGGTCTCAACAGCTTGCATGTAGGCTTTTTTGTAGGATGCCCCGGCGCGCTTGTTCAGGTTCTCAGCTATCGCCTTCTTGAAGTGCTCCTTCTCCTTATCACGGATGCGACCGAAGCGGATTTCATCCTCAAGTGTGCGACCTATCGCGGAGGCCATCGGTGTAATCGGTATCCCTTCAGGCTTGACCAGCTTGGAGAGGATGACCTTCAGTATGATGACCGCAGCAGACTCACAGGAGATGCGCAGAGAGCGGTCCTTGACGGCCTTCTCTTCAGTGCTCAACATGGTGAACGCTACGCTAGGACGAGAGGTTGACAGCTTACCGTCTGGACCTTCGTGCCACTCCTTGACGGCTTGCGCAATCTTAGGGACCAGAGTCTGCATCAAAGGCTTGGCGACCTGATTGTCTGCCAGTTCCCCGCGCTCAGTCTGTCGCTCAAGGTTCTTGATGAAACGTCGCTCGCCTTCAGTGTATGCCTCATGCTCAAGCTGAAGCTGTTTGACTGCAAGGTCTTGCCCGTAGTGGTCAGCCAGCAGGTTAAACGGCTCAATGGCGTTCGACACATCAGAGAAGTCGTGTTTGTCAATAGAGATGACGCTCATACTTAAAGTCCTTGTTATTAGTCTTTCACTTAAAGTCTCTTTGGTCTTTCACTTGGAGTCTTAGACCTTGAGTCCTATAGTGATAGTTAAGTAAGAATCACTTGCATATCAGTGGGATAGCGTGAAGATGACTGAAGTCACCATGAGACGTGTGCTTGATGGTTGACCGTTGGTCTATCGCCTTCCAGCCTGAGACTAAAAGTTTGCCATCGTCGGTTGTTGGTCGTCCACCATACGCCAGACACATCAGTTCGGACTTATGGCCCTCAGCCCGTAGTCGTGCCTGTAGTACACGGTCACGCTCCCGCTGTTGACGTGCGGTATGACTCGACGTTCCGTGACGATACCCGGTAGCCAGTAGGCTTAACATTTGCATGTCTGCGTCCATAGAGTGTACCAGATTAATCCCGTATGACTTGTTCATTATTAATTCTCCTGAAGATATTTGAGTGCGCTTGCCAGAAGCTCTGGCGAATCTTTAAATTTTCCTAGACCAATGTTACACGATGCACACAATAAACCTCGCACCTTTCCAGACTTATGACAGTGGTCTACGGCTAACCTTCTACCTGTCTCACAAGCACTACCGCAGATTTTGCACCCACCGCCTTGACCTTCCAGCATGGTAGTATATTCACCCTCCGTTATTCCATACCTAGACCTCAGGTGATAGCCTCTCTCCGTGCTTCGTGCTCTTTTCAATGAGTCGCCATTCCTGTGTTGTGACGTAACGACCGATGACACTTGACAGGGCTTGCAATATGTCTGTAGTCCGTCCCGCCTAGCCTTGTTCCTGCCAAACATAGTAGCATCCTTAGTCTCTCCACATTTGGCGCAGGTCTTTTCCATCACAGTTTGCTCCCAAGAGTTGCTATATCCCAGACGTTCGCTAGGTTGCGCATGAATCGTCCGTTAGGTTGACGTACAGTCCAGCGACCCAGACGTACATAGTTGAATTTGTAGACTTTACGTGCCTTGTTGACGTCTCTCACCAGCACGTAGGCGATAAGTCCATAGCCTATGGCTATCAATAGTGTTATACTCATAGTGATTTCCGTTTAATACAGTCGTATATCCCATACCCTATCAGCCAGATAACTGGCGCTAGACATACCCAATATCCCACACCCATAGTTACCTCCTATTAATGCAAGTGGTAATCTTTGAGGCCACCTATCAGTTAGATGACCTCTCGCCTATCACTCAGTACCCGCCTGTTAGCGTTATGGTCAGGCTATGGTGATTAGCCACGTAGCAAGCCCCGCGCTTCATCATCTCGTAGCAACCATCGTAGAACGCCTGTTCACTGCTATAAGTTATCTGGTACATGTTTACTTGTCCTCAGCGTGTAAGCTGTCGTGTATGAGCTTGCGGCCCTCATAGACCGCCTTCAGGAGACGCATAGTCGCATCGTGGTTTAATTGCCCGGTCTTGACCATAATCCGGGCGTTGATGATGTGGTGCTGGCAGAGACCATAAGTTACCATCTTGATGACCTCACCTCTTGCAGCTTGGACACAAGGAAGAAGCAGTCCACCAGTATTAACTTGCCGTTCACGGCCCGTACATTGCGTGGGCTTATCTCAAACTGAATGTCAGACCCAAAGTTAGCGCAAGCATCCATCGCCATCATCACATCCATCAGACCATCCCGCACAGTCTCAGTCTCAGACCTGTCGTGTGCAGCTTGGAATATCTCGTACCACTTGTGATACAGTTCAGCAGGTCTAGAGAATACCGGAGACCGTGAGAAGCAGTCTCGCAACACCTGATAGAGTTGCCATTGGTCATCATCTAAATGCGCCTTGAGACCTCGTGTTGGTGGCATGTAGTCCATCTCATACGTGCCTAACTCAATCATTTTGACTTCAGGGAACAGTGGAGACTCAGGGAACCATCCCCACGCCATACACTCCTTGATTGGGTCTGAAGAGACCAGAATTACACGCTTCCCGCAGTCCTTCAGGTAGCACTTAGTGAACGCGCCTTTGCCTATCAGTTTCATCTTGTTTATCCTATAGTTAGTGACTATCAGTCAGGGCCTTCAGATGTAGACTCAAAGACCCTGTAGTTAGTCGCTATCGGCGCACATTAAGAGTTTATCCAGATTGTTAAAGAGCATTCGCGTTGGCTGTCGTCGCCGTGCTATCCCGTTTCAGTGTTGGGACTCACTAATCTTGCCTGCCGTGTAAGTTACTACAGTCAAACCAGCTTGTCAACCACTTTCTTAGCTCGCTTGCTGTAGTAACCTACCATCTTACTTAGTAGACCAGATATTCGCGCTGGTCACTCCGCATAGCCGATGTAGTTTATCAGTTCCGGCTCGCTGTACTGCTTGGTGAATCATACTACTTTAAGTCTTACATCTTGTCAACTACTTTCTGTCATCTGCCTGTTGTTCTTACGACTTATCAGGCTGTCTACTTAACCGTGATGACCCGGCGTCTTCACTATCCGGTGGTTGCCGTGTCGTGTTGACGTAAGCTATTAAGCCATAGTCTAGACCTATAGTCAATAGGTAATTTGAGATAATATTGATTGAGCTATCGTCGGCCCCATGGTGTAAGAGGATATAGTCTTTGACTAACATGTCTTAGACCGTAAGTCTATAGCCTTTGTGTCTATTAACTGTGGGTCTCTGACTGTAGGTGTTGGTGTCTTATGGTTGAGACTGTAGGTTAGTGACTTATGGTCTGATACAGATAGAGACTCAAAGAAGACCCATAGTCCCAACCTATCGTCCTGACCATCAGCCATAGCCTAGACCTATCGTAGACCTAACGTCTTGACCATTGGTCCAACCTTATGATAGACTGGGGTAGGGCCTTTGGTCTGGACTGAAAGAGGGCCTATGGGGAGACTTGAGGTTCTTGAACTGTGAGATGTGGTCTCAAACTTTTGGTCCAAAACTCATCGTCATTACTGTAGGTCACAGCCACTGTAGGTCAAGGACCGTAGGTCAGGCGACACTAGGATAGACCAATAAGTAGGATGACCCTAAGTGAGCTTCTCTTAAGATGTTACCTAAAGTCCTTGACTACAGTAGCTAAGGTCAGTAGAGTAGCGTCAGCTATGAACTGACCTTAGGTCTTACTTTCGTTGATTGTTACCATTACGGCGTTAATGACACTCAGACACCAGAGAACATACGAGAGTCTCGACCCACCCGACCCACTGACTTCCAGCAGTAACGCCAGCAGCAAGTAGAACAGCAGCAAGAAACCTGTATGTAGCTCGATTGGTCGCCAGAGCTTTAAGTACAGCTTTGGTCTTTGCCATATGCTACATACCTCCTGTATCTATGGTCGGTGACTATCTGTATTGGAGGGATTATGATTAATATCACCCTCCTTCCTTCCTTCCATCGGTGCAAGCCTTAGGTAAGAACTCGGAGTCTGCCTCCTAAGGTCTTGCATAAAGTCTGCATATGTATATTCACTACAGTAATACTATAAGTAACCGGGGGTCTTCCCTATAGTGATAGTTAAGTCCAAACTACTTGTAAAACAGTAGGTTAGACTGGTAGTAACTATAGGTTACTAACCGCGTATTCATGCAGCTTTCACCCATAGTTATTCATTCAGTTAGTGGAACGTAACGTAGGACCCTAGTCCTAGCTCGTCGTCCGTATCGTGCGTTACCCGGACCCCATTGTCCCAGAACTCAGTGTGGATGGACTCGAATCCTTTCCGTGGGTTCTCCATCTGTTCCTCCAGCCACTCCTCAGTGACTTCACGTTCGCCTTTGTTGGCATCCTTAGCCATAGACTCAACGAAGAACTGTACACCGATAGCCAGCGCATCAAGTCGGTCATCGTGTGCCAAGGCGCCACGTTCACGAGATATACGTGTCATCTGGTAGAAGAGAGAGTAGATAGGGTTACGAACACCATCCTTATCAGAGGCTGACTGGTAGTCTTGGACGATAGCAGCAGCGTTTACGATAAGTCGGTGAGACCCCATGATAGGCTCCAGAACGTCACAGATGCGTAGTTCTTTCTGACCCTTACTCTTCACTTCAGTTACAGCCGCAGGATGAATACGGGCAGCTACAGGCTTGAATAGCTCAAGGTACATACCATCACCGAAGTTACCCTCAATGACGTATTCGTTAACCTTCCACTTACGACCAATCTTAGCCAAGGCTTCCAGCGTAGAGTCTTCATAGCCACCACGCATACCACCAACTTCCATAGCGAAGATGTAGCCGTTGAGCTGGTACAGTACCGCATAGCCAGTTTCATCCTTACCACGACCACTAGGGTCAATGACCAGAATCTTCTGGGTGTACGAACTGAAGGCAGAACCTACAGTCTGATACGTGTGGTATGAGTCACCCATGAGTCCAACGTTAGGAACGTCCTCACGCTTGTTCTGAGGGTTAGGCAACCATTGGTAGACCATTGGGCTGGACGCTGGGTCCAAGTCTGCTACGATAAGGTCACGGAGCTTCAGAGGGTACTTCTCGGCATCACTCAGGTTCGGGTTAAGCATGAACTGTAGAGCGAAACCAGCTTTACCGTACGACAACTCGCGTTCCTTCAGGTCCGTATCATCGAAGCGTACTTCATCAGTCGGACGCCAGTAGAAGGACTCAGGGTCCTCTTCCAGCTCTGCCTGAAGCATAGGAGCCAGACGGTCGCCGTAAGACTGCCAGTCCTTCCTGTCGCGTGGATAACGAGCGGGCCAGATAGTAGTGGTGTACCCACGACCTTCCAGCTCACGATACAGGGTCATCTCGTTCTGAGGAGTACCCAGATAGATGATTGTACCTCCCGGCTTCAGGATAGCGTCGAATTCTTTCACAAGCTCTGACAGACGGTCACGCGCAGCCTGAGTCGCTGAGTTGTTCGGAACTTCCACGTCATCGGCAATCAGGATGTCAGCACGACTACCAGTCAACTGACCAGTGATACCAACGGACTTAACCGAAGGTGAGTGGTCCGGCTTGGCTGGCCCAACATCAAAGCTGATAACCGCATCTCGTTGTCCCTGCTTAGGTTTGAGTTCCTGAAGCTGAGGCATGAGGTCGATGATTCGCTTGATGAAGATGGAGTTCGCATCGGCTCGTTCCTTTGAGGCCGACACAATCATGAACTTCAAGTCTGGGTTGTTCCATAACTTCCAGACAACGAAGGCACACGTAATGAAGGACTTCCCTATACCACGGAACGCCTGTAGAATGAAGCGCCTGTTGTCCCCAGCCGATAGTTTCTTCGCCATGTCAATCTGACAGCGAGTCGGGACCGGGAGTGACAGAGCTTTCCACAGGACGAACAGGAAGAACACGAAGTCTGACTTCATACGTGCAGTCATTAGCGCCTGACGCGCCACTAAGTCTTTACTCAAGGTTACACCTCCTTAGGTTCAAACCACTTAGATGGGAACATACCAATGTACCGTCCTCCCCTAATATGCACATAGGAGTCAATGTCTTCAAGCGAGTCCACCCAGTAGACTGAACCCACCTCAAGAATCCCATTTGAGTCAGACTTTAAGCATTTAACTCTAATCATTGCTCTCCCTCTCTTGCTGTAAGGATCTCACAGTGTCCTGAAGCGCCTTAATCCACTTGTCTCCTTTCAGTCCGATGGCGATAAGACGTTTAGCATCTCGTTCGTCAAGTTCGGCGTAACCATCAATGACGCATCGACCGTCACTTTGCGTGGTTCCACTCGTAGGTTTGACTCGGATGCGCAGCCGCTTATTGTCAGACTGAAGGTCAGCAATAATCCTGTCAGTGCTGCCTTCCAGCGAGGACATTTCGTCCTGAAACCGTTTGGACACCTTGTTGACTTCAGCTTGGACAGCAAGTCTTGTATCCTCCGATGCCTTAAGATTCGAGGTGTATTCTGCATTGACCTTAGCCTCCCACTTATTGTTAGCGGTGTGATAGCCACCAGCAAACATCACTGCTGCAAGTAACCACGGAGCCGCTCTCTTTAAAAATTCGAGCATAGTCGCCCTCCCGGTTTATCAGATTTCACGTAGAGTATCCTCCACTAGTTAGTGTTAACCATAAAGGCCACTACATATAGTAATGACCTTGAGTCTAACACTTAAGATATTTACTGTACTCCATATCCAGTGTCATTATCTTCCGTAGCGGAGAGCACCTTATCGTACTCTGCGTTCAGGGCCTCCATATCAGCGAGCGTCTTCTCATCAACAGACACCTTGCTTAGCACGAAGTTGTGACGAGCCAGTAGCTTCTCAATGGCGTTGTAAAGCTGAGGTGAACGCTTAGAGTCATCCCGCAGGTCTTGCAGCATGAGTCGAGCACGTTCAGTATCTAGCATTAAGAGGAACTTCTCTAAGTCCATCTGCGTCATGTTTTACCACCTCCTTTAATCGTTTTGTAGACTAGCACACCAATCTGGACAACGGTGTACGCGATAGCTGCAACGTAGAACCATTCGTTCAGTGTAAGTCCGAAGAAGAACCGACTGGCACCATCAGCCGCAGCGGTCCCGACGATAGGAGAGGCTTTAAGGACCTCATTCTTGAAGTCTAACTCAATCATAAAACCTCCAGTTTAAAGCGGGTCGTCCGTGACCCAAAGTTGTACCATACGTTGGTCAGCGTGTAGTTAGCCTCTACCTCCACAACCTTCGATCCTCTACCCAGTTCAGGAATCCAATGGTGCCAGAGGTAGCAGTAATGGTCGTAACCACGTTAACGTCTTTAACAGTTCCGTCATCAGTAGTCAGAGTAAAGAGATTGGAACCATCAGAGCCATTGATATTTGATGGTTTTAGCAACAACATCAGCAACCAAAACAACAAATCCCACAAGGAGGAAATGAGCCTCCTATGAAATTCGACGATTCAATACCCTTCTAATGATAAAAATAACCCGCCAAAGCGGGGTTTATTATTTTAAAAAGTAGCACCCCTCCATGAGCAATCAACAATCCCACCGCGCACCATCTTCCACCGCATGTTGTACGATGCCGATGGTACAAGGCGGAGTCCTATTCCCAGATTCGGTGTCAGCTCGACCGCATTTATCCAAGCAGTTGATGAGGTTGAAAATGTAAAAGATAGCTGCTCCGTATTTGTGTAAAAATCATCAACGCAAGTTGTTATTGATGCTGTAGTATTTGCAGTATCCGCGCCGTTAAAATAATACAGCTCAACAGCCACGTACCCGTGGTTCTTCATCCTTGTAGCAAACACGCCTCCGGTGTTTCTTGCCGCGATACCACCCTGTTTGAATGTGGTGTTACGCTCTCCCTGTGCGCTCCCGGCATTGATAGTCTGGAATGGTGTGACATCGGCGGAACTGTACTTGTCATTGTACAACTGCATAGCCCCACCCATTCTATCCGTGTAAAATGCGTACACATCTATGTCATAAGGTTTTTGTCTAGGTACAGAATTGAATTCTTTCCCTAAAGCGTACAAATCAGTATCGGTGGTCAATGTGTTGTGTGTGTTTACGATGAGCTGTGTTTCCCACGAGAACGCCGCATACTCACCATCGCCCATGTTAAAAAACTTCTTAGCGAAAGCTATCTGTTTTGCTTTGTTTTTGAAGTTGTCAGAACCACCATTTGCATCAGTTGTAAACAATCCAACGCAAGGTACAATTCTTGATGTAGGGCATTTATACTTTAGCTCGGCCCACCCAATAACAGCCTGTCGTTTATTCCTGGCATCATCCCAGTCATCATGATAATACGCGTCTGCAAATATAATATCGTATCCAGTACCATCATAACCGCCCGGGTGTGTATTTGAATCAAATCCAAAAATACCATGTTCAGCTATGCATAATGATTTTTCTGTGAATGATTTAAATGCCGCGATGCGGGTTTCTTGCGCCGCCCTGCTAACTGAATTATTTTGTGGTTCATCAAACAAATAATAGCCGATAACACAATCTCTACTGTCTAAGTCGGTAGCCGGAGTGTTTGTCTGTCCATATATTGGCCCACCAAGTATAAGTTTAAGCCCAACAGCTTCGGCGGCGTTACAGGCTTTTTCCATATTCCCACCGCTTGTCCACGCTTGTCCGTAGTGTATTAGCGTATTAAACCCGGCAGTTTTTAGTTGTAACATATCACATATATCAAACACGCGATGGACATATACAGCCTTCATGAGCGAATGATTTACAGGGGTTTCACTGTCAAGCTCACAAGGAACGTTTGGTAGCCTTGTGTATGTGATGGCGGCCTTTCCTGTCAATCTGGCTCCTTCAGGCCAATCAAAACTCGATAATGTCGTGGCACCGGATATGTGTGCGTACCCGTGGTCCGATATAGCTGATAGAACCGCGTCTTTACCATCAACACCACTACCATAAACATACCCGTAATTAGAGATGTCTGCGCGGTCTAAATTTAATCGTTGTTGAACAGTTAATCCGTTATTAGTCCCAACTAAATTGGAACCATTATTTGTTTTAAGTGCGCTTCTTAATGAAGCATCACCAACACTAACCCACGCACCTAATCCAATCCCACCGGAAGTTTCAGGAGTTGAACCAGCAGGAACGTTCTTTGGAAGCGTACCACCCCAGCGGTAATAATCACCATCCTCTTCCCATAGCAGGACCTCGTTCCATGTTGTAACGTTGAAGCCTTTCTCGAAGGAGCGACGGGTAATATAGCCAAATAGACCAGCTGCCTTGATACTCTCAGCAATTCGTCGTGCTTCGTCCTCGCTATCCTTAGCGTTGCCAGCAGAGCTACCAGCAGCATCGGCATATTCCTTCGCTAAGTCAACCGTTTGGTCTCGACCTTCTTCTGCAATATGGATAGCCTGAAGCTCTGCATTGGTCAGGTCACTAGCTGTCAACACTGAGCCATTCCTGAAGTCTACCACTAAGTCAGTTCCAGTCTGACGGTGAATACGAACGATGTCGAAACCTGATTGGTCAACCAACATCTCAATCATCGTTGGATTAATGAATCGGTAATCTCGACCAACTTCCAGTACACGGTTCAGGGTAGGGTTAGAGCTATTCACCAGCGTAACAACAACAAACGTTCTGGCTAGGTAGTCGAACTCAATCCTGTACTGAGTGTTTCCTGAAGGGAATTGTGTAATCGTGGACATTATGCCTCCTTTGTGATTTAAATGGAGACCTATGGTAGCGCCTCCCGTTTCCTATAGTGATAGTTTAGTCCTTGATGTGGATACCTTGCTCCTCAAACGTTCCAAGCAACAGCTTCTGGGTAATTGGGTCGTTCGGAACCAGTTCACGGAACGTATTATACATCCCGGTCATGTAGTCACGCTCGTTGACACGAGTATCAGCCTTGAGGTAGCCAGCCAAGTTGTAAGCCGAAGCGCCAACGTTAGCAGCATATCCGAAAGCTGGAACCTGCTCCAAGAAGTTACCAACAACATTCATCACAGGGCCACTTGTAGCTGCACCATACGCGATGGCACGTTCAGGCTTCTCTGTAGGTGAACGAGGTAGGATAGACGAACGGAGCATCTTAGTGTCCTCATACCCAGCGATCCCACCCAGAATGTTGGCGACACCAAGTGGTCCACCAAGATGTGAACTACGTGATAGAGCTGCATATCCAATCATCGTCGGGTCCAGAGCTTGCTTGAGGTAGTCACGGTCTCGACCCTCCTGCATAGCGTAAGCCTTGACATGCGCCTGAGCCATGTAGTAGATACCAGCAAGGCCCATAGAGATCACAGTGGACAGAGCAGCGTCCATCGCTCGGTTGTTCTTCGTGGCGTTATAGAAGGTTCGCATGGTACGTCCATTGATGGACTTGATGACGAAGTTCTTAAACTGAAGGACAGTCTTAGCGAGAGGACCATAAGCCTTGGCGTCCATGTTTGATAGCTTATGAGGTCGGAGTAACGTTTCGTCAGCGATAGTGTCACCCATACGCCACAGGTCCATAGCCCTTGGGTCCTGACTGAACGCCTTCTTATCCTTGATGGTGTACTTCCCGTCTGGACCACGCGTCACTGACTCACGGATTAGGGACTTAATGCCCTTCCACTGCTCGTCAGAGATACCAGCGGTCTTCAGCCATCGGTCATCGAACTTACGCTTACTGCCCGTCAGGCTATGCTCCACTATGTCAGACAGGAAGCCTTGACGTCCAGCATCTAACAGGTAGTTGGTCGTACCGTTGAGGACTTTAGTGAACGGAGAGCGTACTGCAAGTTCACCAGTGTAATACTTGGCAGTCCCCAGAGCTGTAGCTGTACCACGACCAAGGTCGCTGTAAGACCGCAGACGGTCAATGACATCCTGTTTAGATGGGCGGATTGAGTCATCAAGTTCCTTACCAAAGATAACATTGTGCAGGTCCTTAATCTCTGAGGCCCCTACCTTCTTGTTACGGAAGGCTAGGTCACGGAAAATCGGGACTCCATGCAGCAGCGCACGAACGTTACCACGAGCCAGCATACCACCAATCTCCGTTAAGTTCTGAACACCCATGTAGGCATTCTTAGCGAAGAACGATAGGTCTGTCATTGTGCGCATAACGGTAGCGAAAGCAGCATCGTCAGCACCATCACGTCGAGCACGACCAGTCAGAATCTTCAAGGTGTCACGTAAGGTCGAGACCTCACCTTTCAACTTACCGTCATCACCAGCCTTGTTCATCATGGTCTCAACCAAGTCCTTCATGTCCTTCGTGGTTCTGCCTGTACCAGCCATGATAGCAATATCGCCATTAACTCTACGGTTGTAGGCCGGGATAATCTTGTCCATGTCCCACTCACGCAGGTTATTGACACTGAAGGTTTGACCGTTAGGCAGGACGATTGACATATCGCTATCGAACAGGTTACGAGCCTCAAGGAAGCTGTTGTTCTCCAGACCAACCAGACCGTTGATGTTCTCTTCCATTACGGATGAACGTTCGAACTGCTCGGTGTGAGAGATACCGTAAGCCTTATCGTTGGCGTACTTATCGACCGCAGCAGCAAGTCCCTCTGGAGTCAACGTAGGGTCAGCCTCTAAGAGTGCCTCGTCCACGCGTTTCTTGACTTCAGGTCGAGACGCATAGCTGGTCAACCATGACTTTTTGATGGCCTCCTGCAACGCCTCTGGACTACCAAGCTCCTTGATGTACAAATCCTTCATCTGTTTGCTATACACATGAGGGACGTAGGTTCCCTTGAAGCGGCTACCCGGAAAGATAGACTGAGCGTCTGGGCGACCAAACATAGCCGGGTTCTCCATCATCTCACGCTTGGCGTCGAACTGGTTCTTCAGCAGGTCATAGACTTTCAGTTCTCCCGGAGTTAGTTCAGCCTTCAGGTTTCCGCTACCATCTTCGATAGCCATAGACACACGCTGGTAGATGTCCTGACGGAATGCGCCAGAGTCTCGCCAGAATGCTGTCTGGAAGTACGGGTCCTTTAGTGCCTCAGTAACCGCATCGTCGATGTCGTTGTAGAACCGATGGTCCACAGCACGAAGTCTCTCGAACACGTCTGACGCAGTTGTCCCGATTTTACCTGAGGCCCCAGACTGCATACCAGTCGGTGAACGTACTAAGTCAGCAGCTACTCCACGAATCTCAGGGTTCTCAGATCGAAGCAGCTTCAGGCCAATCTCGGTAAGTCCACCAAGGTTCACACCAGCAGCGGCACGTTCCGGCTCAATCACTTCGTCAAAGACTTGACGTGTCTTAGGGTTCAGAGGGTTCTCACCAATCAGGATTGAACCATCTTCCAGTCGTACACTACCCGGCTCGTTCGGAACGTCTGCGAACTTAACACCTTGATGACTAAAGGTCTGCTCACCTTCCTGAATAGGGAGACGAGACAGGTCCTGACCATCAACGTTACGAGCGGTCTCACGAGCTTCCAGACGTGTAGCTGGCCCAGCAAACTCATTAGTGTTGCGACCTAAGGCTCTGCCTAGGCCATCAGCTATAGCAGTCATACCGCCACCGAAGAGAGCACCACCAAGGATAGCTTCAGCCACATGAGCATCACCACCAGCCACTGAGGTACGGGCCATCTCAGACACACCAGCTAGTGCTCCAGATTGAGCCGCCACTGTGAACATCTTGTTGACCAGTTTACCTCCTTTACCCACCTGTCCAGCGATAGGAACGTAGGTCAGAGGGTCCACACCAGCGCCAATCACACCAGCGGCTAACTGAGCACCAGTCCCAGCCTTGGCCTTCTCTTGGTCCAACTTCTGGTTCTCAAGCGCCAAGTTAATAAGCTCGGTCAGGTTCTGAGGAGAGCCTCCAGTAATGACTCCGTAATACTGAGGCAGAACCCCAGCGTTACGAATCTGGTCAAGCTCCTCACGGGTCCATTTATGGTTGTTCCATCTTGTCGGGTTGAACACATCTCCAATGACATCAAGTGAGTCCTCGGTCTGACCAGCGCGGATAGCCACGCCGACCATAGAGTTCTTCACTTCAGCTTCTGTAGCCGCACCGAACCCGAACCACGTAGAGCGTCCCTCTCGTTCCTGCATGGTCTCGCCAGTAGCCTTATAGAACATCTCACCAAACGATTCGTTGGGAGCTTCAGGTGCTTGACCCTCAATGTTCAGACCAGCAGCGGTCGGAAGGTTCTCACCCAGAGCTACTTTAGGTTTAGACTTGAGTCCTTCCGTGAGTGCGTCAAATACGTTAGCGCTTACTGGTGGCGTCTTTGGGCTGATACCGTTGAGTGCTCTTGCGACTCCCTGCTGATAGACTTCAGGGTCGTACCGGGAGCCTGTCTCATGGAAGCTGATAGCTTGCGCCAGAGAAGACAGGGTGTCCGGATTCGAGAGGTCGAGACTCTGGGTAGCTGGGATACCAGTCGCAGCCACCACTGAGTCAATATAAGCCTGAGTGTCGTTCTCATTAGGAGGTGCCCATCGGTTGATAATCTTCTCGATGGAGTCATAACCTTGGCGACCGTAGGACAGCAGGTTTTTACCTAAAGCTCGGACGCCAGACTCTGGACTATCGAATGTGACAAATGCGCCATCATCTCCAGTCATTCCTTCCCATTGGTCCTTACTTACCCGGATGTTCCCAGGATTGTTATTGCGAATACCACGAGTCGCCATTATGTTACTCCTTACCGATTAGTACGTTTGCGATACCCTCCAGTGAGACGTCATTGTACATCCCACCGCGCTTCTCGATGTTGGCCTCTCGGTCAGCTCGACGTTTGTCACCAGCAGCTTTAGTCCCGACGATACGCGCTCGCTTGTTAGCGTCACGTTCTGCCTGAGCATATGCGGCATCTTGTGCCTTCTGCTGTTGTTCGCGATAGAGTTTACCTACAAGTTCTTTATCGTACCGAATACGAATAGTCCCCGTAGCGTCTTGGAGGAAGATAGAGCCGTTCTGTTCAACAACGGACAACTGAGAGTTAACTACCCAAGGGTTAGCCTTAATGAGCTGCTTACGAGCGGTGTCTATAATGTCTCGACCCACCTGCCACGACTCTGGGTTATCCCCGACCATAAGCTGGTGCTTAGATACCATGCCGATTGACTTACCGTCAGAACCTTCAGACTGGAACGTTACGGTGTTCTCGTTAAGCCAGCGTTGAGTCTGCTGAGTCGCAGCGTCAGCGTTACCTGTACGATAGTACCATGAGTCCCAGACCTTACGAGCACTTGCATCCAGAGACGTTGGGAGGCGAGACAACTGGGCGTTCTTGGAGTCGTTCTTCAACTCCTGCCACGCCTTGTCTGACTCCATGCGCATCTCACGGCTTTGACTTGCAGCTTGCTTATCAGCTTCAATCATCGTCTGAGGGTCCAGACCCATCTTGTCCATCTGGTCGAACGTAGAGAACAACTGAGCTTGGTCAGGATACAGAGCAGCAAAACTTGAAGGGTCCTGAGTATAGGCACGACGAAGAGATTCGAAGCGTTTCATCTTGTCTGGGTCGTACTGTCCACGGATGACCGCAGCTTGCCACTCACCAGCAGCGTCCTGAGTCAGCGTCTGGAAGGCATTACGGAACGGACCGTTGTTAGTGTCAGCTCTTAACAATGCCACCTTCTGAGCGTCCTTAGCGGCTTCAGGGATGTCCATCTGGTCAATCTGCTGTAACTTGGCAGACGCATAGTTGTTCATATCTGAACGCTTGAACTCACCTGTAGCGTCAGAGACCGGAAGGTCCTCATAGTTGGTGGACACATTGTCCCCAGCCAGACGTCGCTGATACACTTGGTCGATGACCAGTTGCTTGTTCTGAGTCTGGATTAACTTAGTGTTCTCCTTCGCCTGTTCAGCGGACTTACGCTTGACCGCTTCCAGTAAGCTCGCTTCGGCATTAATAAGCATCTGACGCTGAGGCGTGAGTTCTTCACCCGGCTGAAGCAGGTTGTTCTGCTCCTTGAGTTTCTGAATCTGGGCAAGACCGATGGTTGGGTCGTCCTGAAGAATAGCAGACTGAACGCCTAACGCTAAGTCCTCCTGATACTTAGCCACCAGCTTGTACTCAGTACCTTGAGCCTCAACCACAGCAGCATTGAAGACGTCAGGGCCTACAATCTCTTCGATGGTAGCATCAATACCGTTAAGGGTGATACGCTCGCCCCGGACTTGCTGTAGGAAGTTTGAGCCTCCTGACTTCTGGATTGCGTCACGGACAGTCTGGGTGATGACCTCTCGTGCTCGCTGGTCCGAAGGGATAGCAGCAGTCGTCAGCCCATCCCGAAGGTAGGCCATGAATGTCTTTCCAGACTCAGGCGAACGCATCAGGTCCCCATCGTTAAGGAACGAGTTCATCTCAATACGAGTGTTCAACATTGCTGTCTCTTCAGACTGCTTGCTGAAATACTTATTGAAAGACCCATAGATAGCGATGTTGCGGTCTGTGATGTTATCGTTGAACCCGCGCTGAAAGAACTCGTCGGTAGGGTTAATACCCGCCTCTTCAGCATAGGACTTAGCGGCGTCCTGAAGTCGCTGGTGGCGATACTCTTCCATGTCCTGACGTGTGCGGAACTCACCGTTCTGAATCTTAACGTTAATCTCATCATCCACCGCAAAGGCAGCGTTGCGACCTGTCTTGACGCGAAGTGCTTCCATAGCGTAAGGGTCGTCCTGATACAGCAGTGTGCCGTTCTGGATAGCCTCACGTCTTTGCTGAGGTGTCAGCTTACGGATAATCTCGTTAGACCGCTCGTCGGCCCGTGTCTTCTCCTCGTCTTTGAACTGCTTGTATAATCCAGTACCAGACTCAACGAAGTTGGTTAACGCCCGAGCCAGACCTGAGTCACCAGTTGGAGCCTGAACGCTGGCTGCTTGATAGTTGACGGCGATAGTTTTACCCGGCGCTCTGCCACGACCCATAGTCCGATTAGCCAGAGCTGATTCAATATTACTAGCCATTAGTCCTCCTCTTAGCTATGACCTGTAGGTGTGCCTTTGGCAGCACCAATCGGCGCAGCACCACCAGAGTTTGAAGGTCCGGCGATAGATTTACCAGCAGCGTACCCTTGCATCCCGGCGTTAGCAACATTAAGCGCATGAGCTAGTGGGCTGGTCTTGATGATTTTACCTTGACCACGGATAGCAGACTTGGTGTTCTCAATGTTGGCGATACGGTTCCCGAAGATAGCCGCATAGTCACGGTTGTAGCTTTCGGTAATCCCGGCTCTCTCCTTGACTGTGTCTCCCTCGACCTGACGTTCAATCCTGTCCATAGAGTTACCTTCCAGACCGGACTCAGCTACCGCAGCTCGGACCATGCCCTGATTGCGGATACCATTTAACGTGGTCTCTGTCAGTTCAGCCATCTGCTGCTCCTTCAGGTCTCGCTCCTGCATCTTCAGGTTGGCGTCAGAGTAGTTCATCTGCTTAACCATCTCCTGAGCCTGACGGTTCTGAGCGTCGATAGCAGCACCCTCAGCTTTGGCCTGACTAGAAGCGGACATAGCGGCACCAGCTACAGCCATAATACCCATGCCGATACTTACTGGCTCGCACATACGTCCTCCTTAGAGATAGTGAATAGTTGAAAACGCTCACCAGTTACCGGGCTTACAGTCCAATCATCATGGAATTTAGCGCCAAGCAACTTCAAGAATTTAATGTGAGACTTATTGCCTGACCACACGTAGTTCCAGATGGTCCCGTATTGGTCTAACATTAAGTCCCTGTACTCAGAGATACGCTTTATGAACTCTCGCTTCTCTTTAGGTCTCAGCTTATAGACCAGACCGGAAGTCAAGAACCATACGTTATCCCCTTGGTTTCCACCATAGGCAAACACTTCGCCTACACCGTTCGTTAAAACCACAGATGACGGAGATAGGTGCTTAAGCAGTCTTTCAGAGAGACCCACGGTTGACCCATAGTTTGCTTTGCACTCATTAACATCATCTGCTGAAAGATGCCACAGAAAGTAGTGGACATCTGGTTCCGTAGCCTTGCGAATATACATAAAGTCTCCTTATAACCTTAAGGGCCTATAGTCCCTATAGTGATAGTTAAGGTAAATCTACAGGCCCTTCAATAAGTTAGACGGAACGAGCTTTCTTAGCGTATGACGCCTCCCAGCCACAGCCAACGATGGACACTGGGGTAGGATAATCTGACTCTAAGGTTAGACTCGTGGTTAATGCGTTGCCATTCATAGCGAATCGATACTGACCATCCCCAATGTTGGTAGTCCCGATGGTTTGCTGACCTAGGGTGTACCCATTAAAGGTGTTCACGAACTCCCGCTCACCGTTTCTGACAATGAGTCTAAGAGCGCCAGTGTCCTTGTAGTTGACCCAAGCCCGACGAAGTTGTAGTCGTCCAGTGTCTTCAGACTGAGTGCCACTCTCGTCTTCAATCTTAATCAGGAACCGTGAGAACTTGTAGGACATCAGATAAGACCTTCCGATGAACACTGTGCGTCCTGACCAATCGCCGTTGAGAATAACCACAGTGGATATACTTGTTAAGTCACCAAGGTCCAAATAAGAACCCTGACTGTCAATCAAATAGTACCGGCCGGGAGACGGAGCGTTACCGCCATAAGCAGTACCGATGTCAACCGTAGTCTTATTGGTGTCAATATTAAACGAGCCAATTGGAATGACCATAGACACCTTGGAGTCAACGTGTAGTCTATACGGCTCTGACGGGAAGTCAGTGGCCTCCTTGATGAACTTAAGGTGCTCAATGTCCACACCTCCTTGGTGCTGACGGACGATGAACATGGTAGAGCCAATGGAAGCAGATGCCAGAATCTTATCAGCTTTAGGGAACTCCCAGTGTGACCAAGAGGCTTGAAGCTGTACGCCGTCCTTAAACAAGAACTTGTAGATGTAGATACGGTTGTATGCACCTGTAGAGTTGACGCAGATGTAGTTCTCAGTCCCTGTACCTTGAATATCAAACACCCCGTTAGGGATGTAGGACAGTACGTGGCCAGTTGTATCATCGGCATCCTTCACATCAGACACATCAGCTACAGCGAAGTATCGCTTAATGCTGGTAAATGACCCACGAGGAGCTGAGAAGAAGACTGAGCGTCCTACAGCGAACGGTCTGGCATTGTCACCTAGGGCAAACTCTGAGCCAACATCAAGCTGGATAGACTTCGATGTAAGGACCCCAGAACTTGTCATCACGAACTGAACCTCATCCGACCAAAGTAGTAGCTGCTCGCTAAACGGAACGGCATACTTAAGGATTGAGATTCGAGGGTGACTTACAGCTACATCAATAGGGTCATCATCACTCAGTGTCGCCACACTCTTAGGGAAGAACGAAAAGTAGCTGGCTGAACGGCTCATGATTACGTTCTCACCCGACAAGAACCCGAGTCTGTTCCTGTAGAAGAACACATCATTAATCGTAGCATCCACGAAGCTAGGCATAGGGTTTGTGTCATCGTTACCAGCACCGCGCTTGGACCAATCCAGAGTCTTGAACTCAAAGGATCCATCAAACTTCCTGACCAGAGCATGTGGCATTGTGGTGACATCGAACCCAGTGACCACTCCCGGCTCTACTGTCTCCTTCCACGTCTTAGTATTGGAGTCATACATCACGTAATATTCATCGGCGCTACTGTTGGTCTCACCTTGAATCTTAATGATGTACCCATTTGGAGCCGCAAGAGGCAACTTAGAGATTGTTTGCACCGTGTCGAGGACTGGGCTGATTAGCTGGTTAGCGTAGCCATCCTCCGTCTCCACTGAGTTAATGTCAGTCCCTGAAGGGGCAGTGATTAACAGGAATCCAGACCCAAGGTCGAACGTGAAGGTAGGGTAAGCAGCAACAAGAAGGTCTCTCAGAGCTGCACCGATAGCCTGAGCATCAACCTTAGGAGGGTCATTCTCGGCATCATTACCTGCTGGCAACTTATGCGAAACCTTAACGCCTCCATTGATTCCTACCTTAAGGGTGCGACCATACTGTCCACCACGCAGGTTAATTAAAGCACGAGCTTTACGATTATAACCAGAGTGTGACTTCTCGCTTCCGCCTTTAACGACAACCTTACGGTTCACGATGAACGTATAGTCTGCAACGGTAACGACACGGATGTCATCTCGCGGGTTGGACGACTTAACGTAATCTACCGCACCGGAAACTGAGTATTGATTACCACTCAAGTCAACTACCTGAATGTTGGACCCGTTGAACACGATGTAATACTGCTCCTGCTCATCACGGTTAATCAGGTGGAACTTAGGGTTGCTCCCAACGTCGATGTTAAGACGTCGCTTGAAGACTGTAGGCGGGCGCTTCTGGAGTCCATCACTCTCTGAGGACCAGCAGTTAACTTGCTCCTCGCCTTGGTCTGAGAACCTCAGTATGTCTGGCTGCTGGCTAATACCACCTTTAAGGTTCTTGATTGATTGAGTAATTAGTGGCATAGGCCCTCCTTAAATCATACTCATTAGGACATATCCCTCAGCGATGTCACCAACGTCAGCAATGTGGACAACCTTACGTGCTACCTGTTGTCCAGTATACCCGTTGTCCCACTCATTCAGGATAAGCCAGTCGCCAACCTTAAAGTCCCGGTCGTTAAGTCTCAGCTCTGCTGTCTTTAGACCTAGTTGTACCGGACCAAAGTGCTGGCGGTGAATCTTCAGGTTGTGACTAGCCATTAGTCCCTCCCGATGTCGGACATCATGTTGTAGCGACCAGTGTCCATCTCGTATTCCATGACCTGCTGATAGAGTTCTGCTTCCTGCTCACGAAGGTATAGCTCTGACTCTGGGCTACCGAAGAACTTAGCGTTGAACTCACGGCTTGCCTTGGTAACGATGTAGTCCCTGAATACCACAGGCATCTCAGAGAACGGTTTCATCTCAACAAGCTCTACCGTTATAGGGTCGGTGAAAGTGGTTGACTGAGTGGACAGGTCGTACAGGTATCCACCCATGTTGCTGTAGTAGCTGGTGGCCCCGGCAGTCATTACACGAAGGTATGACGGCAGGAATCGAATCCTGTTGTCTTGGACATCAGGTGTCAGGACAGCAGCTTCATTAATGTTAAAGTTCCATCCTTTAGCTTGGACCTGACGATTGACACGATGCAGGATACGTTGAGCGTTCGAGACATCAGCGTTGCCCTCATCAAGCTGTAGGACTGCTGGTTCACCGATAGCAGCTAACATATCGTTGATGGCATCTAAGTCATCGTTAGCATTCAGTGGAATGTATTGAGCCATAAGTCTCCTCTCACTTTAAGCAAAAAACCCCTCAAGCACCCGAAGGCACCCAAGGGGTTTCAATTAGTTGTTGGACTCAGCCAGTTTAGCGGCCCTGTTCGCAGCACGAGTACGCGCAGCTTTCTGTTGAGGAGTTAGAGTCTCCTCTTCAGGTGCAGCCGCTACTGTAGCGACGTTAGGTTGGCTAAAGGTGCTTACGCCGCTGGGCTGAAAACCAGTGCGCCAGCCGCTTCAGGACGCAGACCACCATGACCCATAGCGTATTTACCAACAA